CACTGAAGAAGACGATAAATTAACAGACAACGTACAGGACAGGTTTGCTAGATTACGGCTGTTTTTAGCCTCTATCCTTTGCGCAAAAGTTACCCCTGTATTTCCTGCCGCGCCCGTAAACCGATAGAAGTTTGTTCCCCCCACAAGAATTTGCTGCCCAGTGACGTTGGCACCGGTGCAGGCCCCATACCAGCGGTCCACACAATAAGTTGGTGTTGGAGAACCAAAAGAAAATGATTGGGACCCGCCAGCGTTTCGTTGGTCAACCATCATTGAGCCGTTGATTATGCGGTTGTGCATCCCTAGATTAACGGGACTGGCCCCAGCCGTAGTTTGAACTGTTCCATCACTAAACGTGAGTGAGGTTCCGCTAACTGTGATTGACATAACGCTTCCTTATGCAGCTGTAAAGCCTGTTGTTTGATCCATCGTGAACTTGGTCACGCCGCCGTACTTAAACAACAACTGCCCGCCTAATTCTGAAACTGTCCAGTTTGTTGTAACCAAATTTACCGCATTTGTGGCGGTGCCCGTCACGTTGCCCGTCACGTTGCCCGCCACGTTGCCCGTCACGTTGCCCGTCACGTTGCCGTTCAGGCCCCCCGTCACGTTACCCGTCACGTTGCCCGTCACGTTGCCCACAACGGTTCCGATCAGGTGTGTGTTCTGAAAGGCAAAGTTGGTTCCGTCTGACCAGATGGTCATGGTCTTGCCAGCGGGGATGGCGACTCCAGCGCCTGCTGCCGTAGTGTTGCCCAGCACAGTCGAGTTGTAAATCGTGGCGGTGTAGCTGCTGGCGTTGTAAATGGCGTACGTTTTCTCAGCCGGGGGAGCATAGACGTTGAACGCTGCTCCAGTGGTTGTTGTCAGCGCTATGGTCGCATTTCGCGCTTGGTCCGCTGCGCCGTCCAGTGCTGTTAGGGCTTGGCTGGCGGCAGTTACCGATACCGATACATACCCAGCGATACCCGCCTCAATAATCGTACCGAGGTTGGTGTTGGTCGTGGTGCCCCACGTACCGGCTTGATCGCCGGTGGTGATGAGCTGAATGCGAAGACTCGGAGAAAATGTACTCATGGACTAGCCCTCGTACAAAATGTTGACTGTGCCAGCATCAAAAACTCCTGTGCCTGCTGTGTCGGTAAGACGGATTTGAGTCAATACAGCGGCCAAAGTAATATCGCCCGCACCCGATGAAACTATGGTTGTAGCACTTTTAGTAACTGAGCTATAAACCCAAGTATTAGAAGTTATATTTGTAACTGTTATCACTCCAGAAACAACAGATGCCGCGTTGGCGCTTGCAATTAAAAAACCATTAGTTGCACTTGTACTTGCTCCTGCGCCAGAACTGAGTACTGCTAAAGAAGAAAGATAGCCTGTAGAAACAATACCGCCCGATGTCCCTAACTGGAACATTAAGTTGTTAGCGGCGTTTGTAGAGACGCCGCTTACCATGAGCGTAATGCGTTTTACCCAGCTCGGCAAATCTGTAAAGGTAACTGACGTACCGCTGGTGGTGGCAACAGCAGTACCCCGCTCATTGATTGCATTCGTGCCGGTAGCTGCTTGAATGGTTAACGTGTTGGTGCCCGAAACGGTGGGCACAGACAACGCGACCGAACCGCTGGTGTCGCCTGATAAAACAAGTGAACTCATATATTTCCTTTACAAAATAACCCAGCGCGAACTGGACAGGATTGTAACCGTAACCCCAGAATTAAGTGTTATAGGGCCTGAACTCATTGCGTTGTTGCCTGCGTTGATGGTCGAGCTTTGGGAAACCGTTGCCGAGTTCTCCACATACCCCATGCCCCCAATGACGGCCCTCTCTGCTGGATAGGTGACAAAAACATCCTTTGCACCTGCCGCAAAACTTACCAAAGCCCCCGCGTTTGAAGACTCCAGCACCGTATCTCGCGACAGTGTGGTGCCGGATGCGGTGTACGTGCCGATACCTACTTCCCATGTTCCGTTGCTGGTATCGGTGATTGTGTAATACGTTGTATTACCGTCCCCGATGACGGAGAAGTCTTGAAAGCCAGCCGCTGCCGCGCCAAGCGTAATGGTGCCGGTTCCAGTTGTTGTGGTGCTGGATTTAACACGGTCTCTGACGACTAAAGCCATGAGCGTCCTTTAATCAGTTGTTACAGGGGTCCATTGCGGGTTTTGCGTATTCGTCACGCTGCCCCAAGCCGCCGTTTGCGACGTGCCCACATTTTGCCAGCCTGCGGACTGAGAGTCATCAATAATCTCCCAAAGGAACCGGGCGACAATTTGATCGGCAGCAACTGCCCCCTCAGAAACACTTGCGAAAGCTGCTGCTGTTGCGAGTATCGCATCAATTGCTGCAATTGACTCGGAGATACTAGCCAAAACTGAGGCTGATGCCGCCAACTGATCTGCCCCAGTTGCAGTTTCTGCTACGTCGGTAACCACGTCTGACTGGTCGATACATGAGACGGTGTCCAACGCAGTCACAGATTCTGCCACCGATGAAGAAGGCAGTGTTATCAGTGCGGCAGTACTGTCCGAACCTGTTATCGACTCTGAAATAGACCCAACTAACGGGTTTAAAGCAGATACTGTGTCCGCGCCAGTGGCTGTATCCGCTATGGCAACAAGGAAAAACCTTGCCCCTGCGACGGTGTCAGCGGCGACCGCCGACTCGCTGACAGTGCCACGAACCGCTTGAAGTGCAGAAACGGCATCGGCGGCAACTGCGCTTTCGTTTACGCTACACGCATAGGTTGTTGAAGCCGCTAACGAGGAAAACGGAACCGTCGCGAAGGGGGTTATCCCAAACATGCGTCAGCCCCACCGCAATTAAGCAGCGCTCAATTGGTCTTCAGTAAACCAGCGTTGTTGCGTCTCGCCTGCGGCGTCAACCCACTCAACCAGACAGGACACCACCCCGTCTTCGGACATACGAAAAGCCATCACAGGGCCTTGCGGTACAACGGCGTTTAGCTTAACTGTGTCGCCTTTTTTAAATGCTGTTGCCATGCCAATCTCCTAATTAAGCAGCATCGAGGCTGAAGGTGTAAGTGACGGTTAAGGTGTCGCCTAACACCACAGCGCGGTCGCCGGGAGCAGCAAAGTCAGCGGCAGAGAACAAAGTCCCTGTGGTGCCGCCTTTTGTGCTGTTGCTAATCAAAAACGCGCCGCCAACAGTTGTTGTGCCATTGATGCTGAACGTGGCAACAGAAGCTGAGTTTGAAATGACAGACGGGTCAGCGGTTGTAGCTGTGCCGAATGTGCAAGCGGGGCGTGTGGCTTGGCTGTAGGCCGTAACTTCTGTCCAGCCAGCATGGCTTGCAGCGGTGTCGCCAGCAGCGGGGTTGTTGGAGGCGGCAGCGCCGTACAAGCCAAGAAACCAAGTGGCAGTGTATGCAGAACCTGAAAAGTATTTGGTGTTCATGTCTTGCAGACCGACGTTAACCACCAAGTTGGGAGTTTCACTGGCCCACTTCAGATTGCCGTCCGCATCATGGCACTCAACACGGAACACGCCACCACCGCGCACGCCAGCGGCAGCCCTTTTGTTTTGGGTGAGTTGGCTGCCTACAGTATCGGCTGCACTAGATTTGTCGATAAGCATTTGAAGCTCCTTATGTAAACCTGATTAGTGCTGAAGTTGCCGTGTTTGCTGGCATCTGCACAGTGAAAGAAGTGGTTGCGGTTTTGTCCGCTCCAAAGTCCAATATCGCAACGGCAAGATTACCAAGGCTTGTATTGTAGATGAGGGCACCGCGTGCCGTAAAGACCGCAGGGTTCCATGTCACGTCATCAAAATCCATATAGGCTGTGGTGCCCGACTGGGACACCACCACACCTGTCAGCGTCTTCCCGCCTGCAACGTACCCAGTACCCACTACCTCACCGGTGGTGGCATAAACCGTTGTGCTTGCGTTGAGGTCCGCATTGGCGGTGTACAGGGCAATTTTCAGTGTACCTGTAGCCAAATAGGTCAGGGCGGCGTACTTGGCCTGCGTCGTGGTTGTTTGATCGAAGGACATGTTAAGTCACCGCCTGCCGGTATTGGCCAGACCTGTATGCGTCTTGGCGCTCCATTCCGTCACCCAGACGTTTGGCCAAAGCAAGCGCTTCTGTGTACTTGGTGTTGTACAGCGTCACCATATCGGCCTCACCCTTCATGAACGTCACTGCCTCGACCAGTGAGCCATACAGCAGCACAGAGTCAAAGTTATCGCCAAGCCATGTCTGACCAGATGCGGCAACGCTAATTGATTCTGGGTAGTAATAAAAATGCAGCTCAACCGTGTACCCAGCGTCGGGTGTAGGCCCTACTATAAATGACAGCTCATTCGTAATAATCGGTGGGTAGCCACTCATTGTGGTTGGGCCAAATAAAGCGTAATACTTGGGGAGCCCGGTGCTCGTAGGTGTCGGATACGCCTGCCGTATGAAGTTAACATCCTTGTTGAGCAGGTACTCGTATGAGCCGTCCGCTTTAACGACAGCCAACGAGTACGTTGCCAAAAAATCATCCGGGGCGGATAGGTATTTGTTGCCAGAAGAAAGTACCCCCGTCATATTCTTGCGTAGGGAAGGAAACTGCACCGTGTTGTAGATGCGCTGCTCGGCCTGCCGCACAAACACCGGGATGTTGTCAACAAAGTCCTGTTCAAAGTTCTGCGTGTAGTCGCAAATGGCAGCGGTCAATGCGGTGTAGTTCATCCGTTACCTCACGCCATGGGACCACGGGCCATGGTGCCCTTGGTGGCGCAGCCAGTACCGCGAATCTTGATCCCAGAGGTCTTGGTGCCCGGATACTCGTTGCTGTGGTTGTTGCCCACAGACACGTTGGTGTCCTGCATTTGTTTCATGGCATTGACTTTAGGCAGTACGGCCTCGACCGTTTTGCCGCCCATGGTGTGTGGCCGGGCATATGCCGAAGCCGGTTTGTTGTTGATCTTGGCCATGTTAGCTTCCTTTGCGACCGGGAGACTTTTGGTTGGCGATCTTGGCCAAGTTGCGACCCATCTTCAACATGTCGCTGTTGGTCTTTCCGCCAGCGCGGAGCTTGGTGGGCTTTTGACCGGGGTGCATGTTGTTCTCATGCTTGCGAACTGCGCTTTTTGCATCCATGACGGACTCCTTAAGTTACTTGGATTGTCACTTGACCGACTGATCCAGTCAATACCAGTGTGTTTGGTGTCAGGCCATCGTCATACGCCCTTGCACCGCCAACAGGGTTCCAGCCCCACTGAATGTCTCTTGAGCCGCCTGTGGGGTATCCGGCGGTGTTTGGTCCTGCGGTAACGTACGTTGTGTCCCTGCGGGGGTTGCGCACCGCTTGCGGGTCGTCCACCGGGTACATGCCCAGCTGCAACTGTGGTTGATCGGGGTCCCAGCACGAATCACAAACCAAAAGGTTGTACGTCTTGGTCTTGATGATCTCCTTGCGCAGCGATGTGAGTTTGAAGCTAAAGCCGCAACGATCACACTGCGCAATGGCATTTTTGGCACTGGCAAACCGATTGCCCATTTATGTTCCGCTCCCAAGGTACTGGCGGCGGGGCACAAAGCGAACGGCAGCCTTCTCACGGTCTTCGGAGCTGGCCAAGTCCCACGCCTCGTCGTACTGCGCTTTGAGCATTGCCAAGCGATCCAGCGCTCCGGGCACCTTCATGGCCAAGTAGTACGACAGCCCTGCAATCATTGCTGGAATAAACCGGAACGGCATATCCATTGTGTTTACACCGTTGCCTGCGTCTTGGATGCGGCGCAGCCGCCAGTAGACCAGCGTGTACGTCTGGGTGTTGTCCGGCACGGGCCACACAGTGAACTGCGGCGTGTTCAGGCGCTCAATCCAAATCTGGATGGGCCGGGCTTGCTGCAACTTGTTGGGGATCGTGGCGTAGGTTGAGACGCTGATCCGGGTGATGGTCAAGTCGGCCTGCGTTGAGGCGCTGCCTGCGCCCGTGCGGATAACGTGCTCCATCAAGTCCACAGTGTCGGCCGGAAGGGTATAGGTGGCAACGCCGGGGGTCAGCACTTGCGTGCCTTGCTCGAACGTCCACATATTGATGCCCCGGTTGGCCCAGTCAGCAAACAGTAAGTTAAGTGAGCGGCGTGCCGTCTTCAAGTCGTAGCCCGTGCGCATCTCGGAGCCCACGCGCTCGAACGCTTCCTCGACAATTTCTGTTAAATCGAGGTTAAAAGCGGAGGTTCCGGATGTGGCCATTATCTAAACCCTGCTGTTTTCTTTGCGATAGTTTTGGGCTGCGCCACGAACTGTTTGCCTGCGGCTTTGCCAGCCCGCTTGGCTTTGGTTGTTGCGGCGTACTCAGCGGATGATAGCGATTTTATCGCTGCTTCGGGCAAATACCGCTCCCCCGTCTTTGACGACGGTTTGCCGGACTTGGTGCGCCATTTAGCATCCGTCCAAGATTTCAAACTCTGTTGCTCTTTTCGTAACGCCATGCTATGATCCAGTAACAGGAGAACGAAATGGAAGAAACTTGGATTGAAATTCCAGAAACCGCAGGGCGATACTCTGTAAGCGACCACGGAAATGTTCGTGCAAATTGGTCAGATGTGCCGCGCCGAAACTTGACGCATCGTATCCGAATTGAGCGCTCTCAGCAACTAAAGCCCAGCGTGCACACAACAGGCTATCTTCGCGTTGCACTTGGGCGCGGTGCTCATCGTTACGTGCACAGGCTTGTGGCTGCTGCTTTTCACCAAAACCCAGACAATCTCCCACAGGTCGATCATATCGACGGCGACCGAAAGAACAATGCGGCGTCAAACCTTCGATGGGTTTCTGTTCGAGATAATGCGGCACATGGTGGGGCCCGCCATGGGTGGAGTACGCAACGCCTTGCTTCCGCACGTCGTCGAGTACATGACTTTCGGCGGGAAGAGTTTGCTGCACTGCTGGCTCAAGGACACAGCCTCCGCGCAATTGCAAGGGCGTTTGGCACCTCTCATGCAACGGTATCGCGAACGCTGTCTGGTGGCCTTTAGTCACGATAGCCACCTCCGGCTTGTTTATATTTCTTGGCCACAAGCTGCGCTTTTCTGGCCGACCACTGGCCTGCGCCAGTGCCGTGGGTTGCAGCAGCTTTTACTTGAGACACAATCCGCTTGCGAAGACTGGGCTTGGTGTAATTGCCAGCAGCGTTGACCTTACCGCCTTCAGCGTACTGCTTGAAGTCGGTGTCATCCCGGCGTGCTTTTTTCACGCCTTTGGGCATCTTGGAAGGGGCTATTGCCCCCATCCCACGGCTGGCTCTCATATCAGCAGGCCTTGCCGCCCATAGCCATCTTAATCATCGTACCCTTGGTCTTGCCCTTGGTAGCACAGCCATCAATCGAGCCGCCAGCTTTTAGGCCCGCGTGTGCTTTGGAAGCAGGCATGCTGGCGTGTTTAGCCAGTGATGTCATGCCGCCCTTGGCAAAAGGCTTACCCTTGGCTTCGGCCATCTCGTGCTTAATCATGGACTTGGGAGCGCCCTTCTTTTTCATGAAGCCGATTTCTTTGGCCATCATTGCTTTGGATTCTTTCATATCGCCACCTTTTGAAAATTTGCGGCCCTTGTCCGCAGTTGAAAAGTCTTTGCCCACGGACTGTGGGACCCCTACCTTCTTCGCAAACGCTGGGTTGTGAGCCACCGCTTGCATGAAGTTGTGTTGTTTTTTGCTAGTTGAGGGCACTTCTCTGCTCCTTCAT